GCCTCAAGCTGCATGTCGGCGTCGACCAAGATCAGATATGTCCACCCGAGGTCGCCGCGCAGCTTGCGCGCCCCTTCCAGGGCGGCGTTGCGGCTGTCGCGAAAATTGGTGAACGGCTCGTCCCAGACGCGCCCGGGCACTCCTCGCGCCCCCATGAAATCACGGATCTGCGCCTGCGTGCCGTCGGTCGAGCCGGTGTCCATGATGGCATAGGATGAGATGTGCGGCGTCACCGAAGCCAGCATCCGCTCGATGCGGGCGCTTTCGTTCTTGACGATCGCGTTGAGGCAGATATGCGTCATCGCGCTTCGCCCATTTGCTGCGGCGCGACCGGCAATGCTTTCCACACCTCGCCCCACCACGCTGCGGTGGCCTCATCCTTTGCCTTTTGGCGCTGCAATAGCATGATCAAATAAGCATTCTGCGCTTCGGCGGCAGCGGCCCGCTGCGTCTCCAGCTCCAGATCATTCGGCACTGCATTTGGCATTGCGTTCGGCGGCGTGGCTAGTGCGCCAAGCGGCCAAACCATTGCGCCCACGACAACAAGGCGAATTAGTGTGCGCGCCATGTCGAACCGTCGCATACAACCGGCGTTATTTGCGCGCCGCCACCGGATACTGGCGCGTTATAGGCGATGCTGTTGCCGTCCACGACCACAAACACCCACCCCAGTTTACCGCTGACACATCCCGGCAATTGGCTCACCAACTTGGTGCCGGGCAATAATCCATCGCCGTTCAGTGTCAGCGGTGCCGTTCCGTTACCGATAATAATATTGGTCCAGTTTACGTCCGCACCTAGTATAAGCTGCGAGGTGCTAATCGTGCCGAGCGCATCAAACCCGTCCAAAATAAAAAACTTCCCCGGCGTCAACCCAAGCTCGCCATTAAATTGGAACGATGGATTTGATATACTCGAATAGAAGTTCAGTGATCCCGGCGCCGCTTGTACGATATAGCTCTGCGTAACGCCCGATGCATCAAATACATTGTAGTACATCGGCTGACTGTTGACGTTCACCCCAGCCGCCGCCAACGGTCCTAATTCTACCCCGATCGTCGTCGCACCTGGTTGGGTAAAAAACCCGGCCCCCCACGGAATAGGCGGGTTCGCAAACGACCCCAATGGAGTCACCACTACTGCCACCGCCGAGACCGGGGTCACCGTCGCTGCCCCCGAGATTTGCACCCCAATGGCAACGTCGGCCGCGTTCAGCGTACTGACATCAACTTCCTCGCCCGTCAGGTGCGTACCTGCGGCAAGGCCGACTCTATCCTGGACGATCGGATTGGAGCCCCACGTCCACGTTCCGGCTACCGCTGCGGTCCCCGAGAAGTAGCCCGCTACGGTATTGCCACGCGTCCCATCACTGGGATTATTGTTCAGCGCATAGCCGGCAACGGCGATGTTGTTGATCAGCGTATTGCCGGGATGGGTGTTGATGACGCCAGCCAGGGAATTAAACGCCACGTTGGCGCCGATCAGCGAATCGATCAGCGTTCCGTCACTGCTCACGGCCACCGTCGATCCGCTGGCGGTGATCCCGCCCGTCTTGTTATCATTGTAAATGCCCTTCTGGGCGATGACCTCTCCGGCCGATGTTACGTGCCGGAACTGGCTGCCGTCAAAATGGAACACCTCGACGGCATTGGCGTTGAATAGATAGCTCCCGACCACCGAGCCATCACCCATGACCATACGATTCCCGTCTCCGGGCGCCACATTGACCGTCACGGGATTTGCCGTATTTGCCGACACACCTACGGTCCAGCCCTTGATAAGGGTGGAAGCTACCGGCATTTGCACGATCAACGAGCCGCCGACGAGAGCCGATGACAATACCGATCCATTATCAGCCTCGGTGGCTGCGTAGCTGGGACCTGGCAGGAATACCCAGCGTGCCGGGAAATGGCTCGTCTGTATGCCGTTCATTTCCCCGGTCCCGGCGCTCGACCCCGCGATCCGGTAATTGGCACCATCGGACGTTATCTGGACAAACTCAAAATTCCCTGGCCCCAATGTCATCGTAGAAAGCTGGAGACCGCCTGCAAGGATTTTCCCCGCCGAGACATTGACCACGACTGCCTTGCTGTTATCGTTGGCAAAGCCCATGGTCCACCCCTGGCCGACACTGGCGGGATCGGGCAACGTGACCGTTATCGACGCGCCTGAAGCTGTATTGCCGCCCCAATTGATGGCCCCGCCGGTGCCGTTTGCCGCCGAGACTATCGTCCCATCATCGGTGCCGGCTGCGGTATAAGACGCTGCCGTGGGTGCCATGTACCGATGAAGGCTTCCGCGGCCGATCAGTTCTATGCCTTGCGAAATCGGACCGCGATTAGCGCCGGTAAAGGCTGCTCCGACGAGCATATTCCGTGTTGCATTGCCTGACGCATTGACCGCCGTGGTACACGGGAAACTTGGCGCAAGCCACGCATTGCGCACGGCTGTCGCCGAGGTAATTGAGACGCAGGTGTTGGTGTTGGGATCATAGGCAAAGCCAAGAAATTGGTTCGACGATGATGAGCCATTCTCGAGCAGCAAACCGGGCGCGCTCGCTCCGCCGGCCGATCCCCAGCCGCCAATCTTGCTGGATTGCACTTGTTCCAGGGTCACTGCGCCCACGCTTGCCGAGCCGCCTGACGTCGTTCCCGAAAACCACAAATCGCCATCAGTCAGATAATTCGCCTGGATTGCGCCGCCCGCTCCCGCATTCGTCACAACGAGATGCTCGACCCGAGCCCCTTTGTGCTGATCGCTTAAATCGGTCTTGCCGATGATCACGACATAGCCGGCGCCATTCCCGACCACCGTAAGACTGCCGGAGATGCGAAGATTATTGCAAATCAGCGGTGCTGCCGTTGTGCCGCCTGAGCACTGAAACTGCAATACATTCCCAGCACCGATCGTGCGCCCGTCCAACGTCGCGCCGCGCGAGAGGATCTCGAGCCCGTTTGCGGCTTGGCCTTGATAGTCGATCGTGATCTTACTCGTCACCTTGTAGGTTCCGGCCGGAAACAATACCGGCCATCCATTGGTGATCGCGGTGTTGAACGTCGTATTGATAGCGCTAGTCGAGTCGGCAACACCTGTCGGATCGGCACCGTTGCACGTCACGTCGATCCACGGCCGCCCCGAACACATCTGCACATCCGTGCGGAACACATTCGGGGTTTGCGCTTGCGCGGCCGTGCCGAGCAACGCGACCAGCACTCCGAGAAACCACTGGATCAATTCGACACCATGAACGCGATCCGTGCATTGCCGGTAAACGATGCGGAGAACGCCAGCTGGATCACCACGGAGCCGCCGCTCGGCGTGATGTTCGTCACCGAGGCCAGGGTGGCGCTCGCGGTATAAGCAGTCACATAGACGATAGAGCTCGCGAGAACCACACTGTTGACCAACGTCAGCGTGTACGTCGTAACCGCGCTCAGCGATTCCGACGTCACCAAGCCGGCGCTCGCATTCAGCGTCGCCGAGCCGGCCGTCGCGTTCACAGAGCCGTGTCCGGTGATCGAGGAACCGGTCGGGCCCGTGCTGCCGGCGCGGCCGGTGACCCCCGTTGGGCCGATGCCTCCCCCAGTACCGGCGGGCCCGGTCGGGCCCATCGGGCCAGGGAATGTCGAGGTTGCGCCGGTCGCGCCCTGTGGGCCGGTCATCCCGGTGGCACCCTGAGCACCGGTCGGTCCCGCCGAAGGTCCCGTCCAGCCGGTCGGCCCCTGTGGGCCAGTCCTGCCGGTTGATCCGGTTGGGCCGGTGACGGTCGAGGTTGCGCCGGTCGGCCCGGTCGGGCCGGTGCCTAGCGGACCTGTCTGACCTTGCGGGCCGGTCACCCCCGTGGCACCGGTCACCGCTGCACCAGTCGGTCCCGTCATTCCTTGCAGCCCGACTGGCCCCGTCACGGTCGAAGCGGGCCCGGCTGGGCCGGTGTATCCCGTCGGCCCGCTAACCGTGCTCGCAGGTCCCGTAGGACCACCGGCCGGACCCGTCTGACCCTGTGGCCCAGCCGGGCCGGTCGGTCCCTGGCTCGGCCCCGTAGGGCCTGTGGCGCCAGTCAGGCCCTGGACCGTGACCCCGCTCTGACGGTAGACACCGGTGATATCGACATCGTTCGGGCCCGCCGCACCCGTATAAGTGCCGCTATACCCGACCGTGACCGGGCCCGCGAGTTGTGTACCCTGCGCCATCCTCTAACCCGCGCTCGTCCCGGTCAACACCAGAGAATATGCTGCGACTTGGTCAAGTCCCTGACGCATTTGGTAAAATTCATTAAATGCCGGAAATTTAAGATGGATGGTGCGGCCCACCAGATGAGCCGGATAAGGATGCCGAAACAATGCCTGATTGAGCCGCACGAAAGGCTCCCCCGCAGGATGCTCCTCGATCGCCGTGCCAAAGACACCGCGGCGCAGAAACCGGTCGAGCCGGTATTCCCCGGAACCCACCAATGTCGAGGCGCTATAGGCGATGAATTCGCTGCCCACGCGGCACAGCGTCACAAAGAGATCAGCATCCTCGGGCGAGCCGGGATGCAGCGCCCCACGCGACGCGGACAGATCGATCGTCACGGCCGAACTTGTATCCGGATCTTGTGTTGCCGAGAGCACCGATGTCAGTCGGCCGACCACCGCTGGCACCAGAATGACGCCGATCTGATCATAGGTTTGATCGTTGATCGAGGCGTGCACCTCGCAACCGCCCCAGCCGGCACCACCGGCCGCCGCCACCCACACCTCGTGCCGTTGCCAGGTCAATTCCGGTGGCGGCTCGAATAGGACGGGCGGAGCCGTGAAGGCTGCCTCCGCCATCGGGTTGTACCAGAGCCGCGGCGGCGGTGGCTGATAGGCCTCGGATGAGCGCATCACACGAGTTCTTCGGCGGTGATCGTCAGCGCACCGAGATCGTCCTCTTCGACCTCGCTGACCCGCACCGGATATTGATACAACCCCGAGACCGTATCGGTGATCGCCACCACATCCATCGGCTCCAGCAGCATGTAACGCCAGCCGACACGGAATTTGAACGTGTTGCGCAATCGATACTTGCGCAACAGCATCGCGTTGACGACCTGGCTGCCGACATTCGTCGTGCAAATCTCGTGCGCCTGAACCGCAGATTCCGTCCGCACCCCGTAGAGTTCCACGGCGGCCTGATCAAACGTTGGCGGCTGCACAAACGGCTCGTACCAATACGACCTCAGCATAATTTCGATCGTCAGCCAGTTCGCCAACTGCGACGCATCCAAACGCATTATCTGCACCGGGTCTTTCTCGCCCGCCGAGCGGTGCGTGCCGGTGCTCCACGGCAGAAAGTCGTCATCAGTCAGGTAATATGCCGGCGTCAGATTTGGGAAATAGACAGCACCGTTGAAATCCTGCTGCACGATCGAATACGGCACCACCCGGATACGGCCGGACGACCAGAAGAACGCCGACACCGTCAATTGCATCAATTCTTCGACCCAGGACGACAGCGGCTGCTGCTTGTCGCACAACAGCGAGAAGCCGAGCAGCGCAGCCTGACAATAAGTGCCCCAAAGATTGAACTGCTCCTGCCGGCCGGGAAAGCCGATCCCGATTCGCGGATCGTACAGCATGTCGAACAATATCCACCGCGGGCTGGCGTCTGGCGCCACCGATGTTTCCGGGCCGGCCGTCCCGGTGCGAAATCCATTGATCTCGGCCGAGAGATTTGGCAATACCGGTGAATTACCGAGCTGCATCGGTGTCCCGGTCGCGTAAAACAGTCCCGAATATCCAATGACCGGGGTATTGGGGGACGACGACGCAAACACCGGATCAGGCAATTGCCCGTCGCTGCCGTTATAAAAATTCAGCGGCACCTTGTTGGTGTTACTGATGCCAGCATTCACCCACAGCGAATTGTTCGGATGGATGTTGACCGGCCCGACGCAAAACCCCAGCGCCGTGTTGACCGTATAGGTCTTGCCCCCGGATTTGCCTTTGGCGCCGCTGACGCCGCCCTTGCCGGCTCCTGAGCCGTGGCTCTGGAAGTTATAGCCGTCGAGCACGTTTAAACTGACGCGATTGGTCCCCCATAGGATCGGGATCGGCGAGCCGTATTGCGCCACGTTGTAGCGCAATCCGCCGATCGTCGGCGGCTGAAATGATTGAACGAACGGTGTGGGGTGCCCCGCCGTGACCGCCTCCTATGACAGCTTGGTATAGAACCTCACGGCGCGCAGCCGACCGGTATTGTCGAGCAGCGGATGCTTTGCCGCGTCACCATGCACGACACCGAGCCCGGCAAAGGCATGAATAACGCGTGGCCATTCGACGACGATGGCACCATGGCTGAAACATCTGCCGTAGCGGAACAGCGCGATGTCACCAGGCAGTGGTCTCGCAACCTCGTGCAGCCGGGCCTCAAGGATACCCATCAGAAACCGTTCCTCGGCACGATGCAGCATCCAGTCAGATCGGTAAAACCCCGGCTCGACATAATCGGTCAGACCGGCTTCCTCGTAGACCGCGCACAGCAGGTTTACGCAATCGACGGCAACGCCATGCAGCCGCGCACTGTGTTGATAGGGTGTGCGCAGCCAACGTTCGGCCGCCGCTACGAGTGCCGCCCTAGATGCCGAATTCGGCGGGTGGGATATAGGGCTGCCCACCATAATGCCCCAGATTGTTGAAGTAATTCTGGCACGCGCTCAGCGTATGGTCGCAGCCCGGCAGCATCTGAAACATATCGCCCGAATTGACCGGATAAACATAGGGCACCGTCAAATATACCGTGCCACTCTCGGCGCCTGAGACCGTGCGCTTCAGTCCCCCGTTGGCGCCGGACAACCCGATGATCGTGCCGTCATCGTACAAATTCGATGGCGAGGGATTGAAGCCAGTGACGATCTGCCCGGTGCTCGCACTCTGCGCCGTCACCGTGACCGCCATCGAGTACCGGTCGAACTGGCACATCGCATCGCCAAACACATGGCTGCACGTCGCCTGCCACAGCCGCCGCGGATATTGCGTCGACAGCAGTACCGTTGTCGAGTTGACCTTAATGGCGAGTGCCGTGCGGCCAAATTCGACGTCGCCGACCAACCCCTGAAACCAGATGACATAGCCGACGAGCGGCCCCAATCCACCGGACGGATTGACCTGCAATACCGCGCGTCCGAGTTCGACCGTCGCCAGATCGAACACGCCATTGAAAAACGCCGCCTGCCAGGTCAGCGTACCAATCAGATCATCCGCGCTGGCATAAACATCCAGATCCATCGTTTCGATCTGCACGCCGATCTTTGTCGTGACCTTGCTGCGGCCGAATTTCGGCCCAAGCCTAAACTGCACATTTTGTCCGAAATTGACAGAGTCCTGGCTAAAAAACCCGCTCGACACGAAGATCGGCACCGTGTAGCCGGAATATTGAAACACTTCTCCGTAAGTGGTTTTGAAGGTGTAGAGATCCGCAATGTAAAAATTACGGTTCGCCGCCAGATAGGCCGATATCTGTCCCGCCTGATCCGGCCGCATTCAAGGTAACAGCACGCTTTGAAACGACAGCTTCTTCAGCGCCCAAAGCTGATACATGAAATTCTCGAATTCCGCCGTGTCTTCGGTAAACCGGACCGGCCAATAATAGCTGAACGTCGCCGTCACGTTTGTTCCGGCCGGCGGTGCTGTGTTCACCGTCACGACACCATTCGCACCCAGCGAGTACGGGATCGCCACGCCATTCGCATAGATCCCAGCGATATTGGCCGGCTGGGTGATCGGCTCGCTGAACGATGTCGGCGTCAAGCTGCGGATCAATTGGTATTGCGTGCTGGATCCGTCGCTGATCCCGATGCTTTCATTCGCGATCAGATTGTCGGTCGGATCGTCATAGAGAAACGTATTGAACGAGCCCTGCTGCTTTGCGTAAAACCCCATCAATGTACGCAATTCGTCATAGCCGTTGCCGAGCGCCGCACCGAAGCGCATGTCACGCTCATCGCGCAAAAAACTGTATTGCAATGTCCAAATCCAGATCGGATAGGCCTGATCGGCGACGCGCAATTCACGGCCGGAGATCGAGGTCTGCGTGCGCGTGGCAAATTTTGGCGCCTTCGTCACCGACCAGGTCAGACCGGGAAGATCCGGGAACAGATCCATGCTTTATGGAAACCGCCCGCCGCTCGAAATCGCCCGCGGGCTCAGATTGCCGCTCAACCCGCCGCTGCGCCATGCCTGCGTGATCGTCGCCGAATTGCGCATCAGGAATTGCGCGCCGGTTTGCGTATCGACGGCATGAATATTGATCGTTGGACTACCCCCAGCACCGCCGCTGGCGATCATGTTCTGCATGCCATCGCTGATGTGTTTCGGCAATACCATTTCGCCCGAATGCACGGTGGCGACGATGCCGCCGGCCTGGAAACTCGGGACGACCCACCCGCCAGCCGCTGAGGGCACGATACCGCCATAGGCTAACGACGTTCCGACAACAGACGGCTTTACCAAAATCGCCGACAGCCAAGCGCTCAATATCGTGGTGTTGACGACAGATTGTGCGATGTCCTTCAACACGCCTTCGATTGCGTTTGAAATGACCTCGTCGAGCTTGTCCGTCACCTTGGTGATCATCTTGTTCAAAATTTGCTCGCCGTACTGCATCCCGGCCTGGCCGGGTGTTTGACGCCCGGTAATCACGCCCTGCAACGCACCACCCAAACCGCCCGTAAAAATTCCGACAAATTCTTTCGCTTGTTTATGTTCTTCTTCTGCCCGCTTGTCGTCGAGCGCCGCTCTTTCGTTCACCAATTTTTGGTGATCCAGATATTCTTCCCGCTCTAACTTGGTCATTTCGGCTTTGTCTTTTTCCGCCGCCTTCATCTTCGCATCATAATATTTTTCGTCGGCATCCAGCTTTTTATCCACCAACTCCTGTTCACGCTTGATCTCCTGCTCGGCGGTTATTTTGCCGATGCTGAGCAAAGCCTCGAGGTGCTTCTTTTGCGCAGACAGATCCTCGTCATTAACTTTTTGCTTATAACTCTGCTCCTCGATCGCGTCGCGTTCGGCCTCCTTGGCCAAGGCCTTCTCTAGCTTAAAGATTTCCGAATTGATTTCGCGGCGCAGCGCCAGATCCTTTTTCCCACCGCCCTCTACCGCCGCCAATTTCTGCTGCCAGAACGCCAGTTCCTCGGCTTTGCTATCGTTGAAAAAATTCTGCTCGGCCTCGAGCTGCTGTCGCAATTCATCGCGGTACTCGGACATCCGGGTATCGCCTCCCGCTCTTCGGCGGCCGCCAACTCTTTCTCTCCCTACGTCTTCATCCGGCGGCGGCCGTATGCGCGGAGGTATGTCCCCATATCCATACCCCTCAGTGCCCAGACCGCGCCGTTGCCGATTTCGTTCGGCTGCCTCCG